AAACGAATATCAACTTATATACTTTGGCTATCAACAGTGGATAGACCTTTTGGCAGCATGGAAATCCCCTGAAGGTGCGTTCTACGTTAGAGAAAAAGTAAAACTTGGCAAAAGGAGAGCCTAAGCAAATGGAGTTAGCATTACTCAGAACACTTATGGATAAAGAGTTTTACTCTAATCATAAAGGTATTCGTACCCCTGATAAGTTGTTTACTAAGGATGTACGTAAGATTAAAAGTATTATAGACTACGCTATGGAGACATACGAAAAGAACCTGACAGTCTCTGAGTTAGAAGGTTTGTTTTTTACACACAACTCAACGATTACTACAGCTAATAAGGAGATATATGAAAGTCTATTTAAAAAGATAAACCAACAGGAACCTATGTCTGAAGGTATAGCCGAAGAAGTCTTAAGTAAAATGTTTCAACAGGTAGTAGGTGAAGAGATAGCTAACTTAGGGTTCAACTATGTAAATGGTACTGAGACTAGCTTAGAGCCTATGCGTAAGCTTTTAGCTGACTATCAAGATGATTTCATGCCTAACTTAAAGATTGATTGGGGTGACATATCTATAGACAATTTACTGCAAGCTAATGACATACAGTCTAAGTGGCGTTTTAACATACCATCTTTGACTAGTAAGGTAGAAGGTATTAGTGGTGGACATTTAGTTATAGTTGGGGCTAGACCTAATACAGGTAAGACATCGTTTCATGCTTCACTTATAGGCGGTCCTAAAGGCTTTGCTAGTCAGGGTGCTAAGTGTATTGTTCTATGTAATGAGGAAGCATATGAGCGTGTAGGAGCACGTTATCTTAGTGCCGCTACGTCCATGTCTATGGAAGAAGTTAAGGGCAACTACGCCTTAGCTGCGTCACGCTACGAGCCTGTCAGAGAGAATATAAATTTGTATGATTCAACAGGTAAAGATATGGCTTGGGTTGAGGCTATTATTAAGGCGTATCAACCTGATATTGTTGTCCTAGATATGGGAGACAAGTTCTCAAATAAGACTAGTGACAAGTCAGATGTTTACTTAAAAGAAGCTGCTATTCATGCTCGTAATATAGCTAAACAGTATGACTGTGCAATGATATGGATGTCACAGTTGAGTGCTGTAGCTGAAGGTAAAGTATATGTAGATCAATCTATGATGGAAGGTAGTAAGACAGGTAAGGCAGCAGAAGCTGACTTGATGATACTAATTTCTAAGAACCCACAAGTAGAAGGAGCAGACGAACAAGATTCACAAAGACATTTAAACATAGCTAAGAATAAACTTAAAGGCGGTTGGCATGGTGTAGTACACTGTGAGTTAGATGGTGAAAGATCACAATACTTAGCGTAGAAAGGATCCAGCATGGAAATCGTACTTGACGTAGAGAACACGACAATAAAGCGTAACGGTAAGGTTATACTTGATCCTTTTGAACCGTCTAACTTTTTAGTACAAGTAGGTATGATGGCAGTCAGAGGCGGCTCTGAGTGTATTGTAACGCTAGATCATGTTGAGCAGAAGGACACGTCAGGTGCTGGTCGTACTGAAATACAGAAGGTGCTAGACAAGACAACGCTATTAATTATGCATAATGCTCAGCATGATTTAATGTGGCTATGGGAATGTGGCTTCAAGTATGATGGTGACATATATGATACAATGTTAGCTGAATATTTATTACTGCGTGGGCAGAAACAACCACTAAGCTTAGAGGCTTGTGCTCAACGTTACGAACTGGAAGTGCAGAAAGAAGATACACTTAAAACATATTTTAAAGAAGGATACAACACAAATGAAATACCCCTCAAAGAACTTAGTCATTACCTCAGTGCTGACCTTGGTGCTACTAGGGGCTTGTACCTCAAGCAAGAAGATTGTTACGAAGACGATTCCTGCCAAACCTTGCATAAAGTCAGAGCCATTACCTTTAGAACCTGTAAAACCCTCACCAGAATGTATATGTCAGGGGTCAGGGTGGATATCAGAACCTTACAAGAAGTAAGAACTGAGTTTGAGAAAGAGAAAGCTGACACAGAGCAGAGACTACAGAAACAGGTACGTGATCTAATGGGTGACACACCTATCAACATCAACAGTCCAGAGCAAGCTTCTCAAGTATTGTTTAGCTGTAAGGTTAACAACAAGAAAGAGTGGGCTGACCTGTTTGAGTTTGTTAATACACCTCAAGAGTTTCGTGCTACTGTAAAGGCTAACTCAAGTAGACTATTTAAAACTAAAGCATTTACCTGCCCTACGTGTAAAGGAGAAGCTAAGACGTACAAACTTAAGAAGGATGGTACAAAGTACGCTAAACCTAATAAGTGCAAAGACTGTGACGCTAGAGGGTATCAACTCAAAAAGACTAACGAGATGGCTGGCTTAGGCTTTGCTGCTCCAAGTAAGAAATGGGTTAGTGCTAATGGTTTCAGTACAGGTAAGAACAACTTAGATGCGCTTATAGCTACGTCTAAGAACAATCGCATGGATACTGCTGTAAACTTTTTGTCAGACCTTAAGCGTCTGTCTGCTGTGTCTAGCTACCTGTCTAGCTTTGTAGATGGCATCTCTACGTACACTAAGCCTAATGGTTTTCTGCATGTAGGGCTAACTCAACACATCACATCTACAGGACGCTTCAGTGGGCGTAACCCTAACATGCAGAACATGCCAAGAGGTAATACGTTTCCAGTTAAGAAAGTGTTTGTGTCACGATGGAAAGGCGGTCATATCTGTGAAGCTGACTTTGCCCAGCTTGAATTTAGAACAGCAGCGTTTCTAGCTCAAGACAAGATAGCTATGGATGAAATACTCTCAGGGTTTGATGTACACAGCTACACAGCTAAGGTTATAACTGATGCAGGTCAGCCTACTACTCGTCAAGAAGGAAAGGCACACACCTTTGCACCTCTCTTTGGGGCTACAGGTTATGGCAGAAGTAAAGCTGAAGCTGCATACTACGAACATTTCAATGAGAAATATCTTGGAATTGCTGCATGGCACAAGAAACTAGGCAATGAAGCTATCAGGTTTAACAAGATAACTAATGTGTCAGGTAGGCAGTATGCTTTTCCTGATGTTGTACGAAGAGATAATGGTATGCCTACCCACTTCACTATGATTAAGAACTATCCAGTGCAGGGGTTTGCTACAGGGGATGTCGTGCCTCTGGTGTTGATAGAGTTAGAGGCTAGGCTAGAGAAGCTACAGTCCTGCATAGTCAATTCCGTTCACGATTCAATGGTGATAGATATTCACCCAAATGAGAAGGAGTATGTGTTATCAATTATAAATACTTTAAATGAAGACCTAGATAAACTAATAGAAGAAGCCTACAATATACAAATGAACGTTCCTTTGTTATTAGAAGCAAAAATTGGTCCGAATTGGCTTGACACAAGGGACGTAATATAGTATAACTTAATCTCTTTATTAGCTCTGAAAGGATATAGAATGAGCACAGCAATGGCACTATCAGTAGAAGGGATGAACATAGCAGACGCTATGGGTTTTTCTGCCCCTCAACAAAAACAACAATCGTCACTATGGCGTATTCAAACATTAGTAAATCAAGGTGTTAAGGAAGGTAAAATAGTAAGTACACCTATGTTTCATGTATTTAAAGGCTCAAAGTCTGCACCAGAAGAAGAGGTGTATGCTGAGAATTTAAACATCCGTTTGTTTGCTGAACGTATACAGTGGACTAAGTGGGATAGTGAAGCTAACCTTACACAAAAAACTGTACTATCTTTAAACTTAAATTCAGACCTAAAGGATACACTAGGTGGTTTTAACTTAGGGCGTCCATCAGGTTTCGTTAAAGACTTTGAATCGTTACCTGAATCAACTAAGCAGGTTATGCGTTCAGTTAGACGTACTAAAGTATTCTACGGTTTAGTTACTCTAGATAATCCTATCAACGAAGCAGGTGAAGCAGTTGATTTTACAGATGAAGTACCATTTGTATTTGACGTTAAGAACCCTTCTTCAATTAAATCTATTAATGCAGTAACTGGTTCTTTAGTTAGTAAGGCTATTACACCTATAGAGAACATTATAAAGCTAGGTGCTACGGAGCACACTATGCCTAGTGGTGTTAAGTTTGCTCAAGTCACTGCATCTCTTGGTGACAAGGTAGGTTTCTCTGCAGGTGACAACGAACTACTGCGAGACTTTATTACAGAAGTAGAGCGTACTAACACTTGGGTTCTAACCAAATGGGATGAGAACAACGTAGCTAATATCTCAGATGAAGATGCAGCTATTGTTGGTAGCATCGTTGATGTGCAGGACTTTGAATAATGAACCACCCTGCTGAACTGTCAGTACACTCTTACCTTAGAGATGCTATAGAAGGTAAAGCTTCTATGTCTAAAGAGGTTATAAAAGCTATCTGTGACGATGTTGCAGCAGCTTTAGAGAAGCAGTTCAACAGTGGCCCACGAGAAGAGTTTAAGCTTAGGATGTCCAACATTGGGCGTCCTAAGTGTCAGCTTTGGTTTGATAAGAATAACCCTGAGACAGACATACAAAAGCCTACAGCATTTATGTTAAACATGTTGATGGGTGATTGGACTGAGGCTATCTTCAAAGGGTTACTTAGGGCTGCAAAGGTTGAATTTGAAGACAACGATAGGGTCACCCTTAAACTTGAGGGTGGTGCTGAAGTAAGTGGTGAATACGATATGGTTATGGATGGTGCTATAGATGATGTTAAAAGTGCATCACCTTGGTCTTATACACATAAGTTCGTAGACGCTGATACATTACATAAAGGTGATAGCTTTGGGTATATACCACAGCTTATAGGGTACTCAGAGGCTGCTAAAAAGAAGGTTGGCGGTTGGTGGGTAGTCAACAAAGGAAATGGTCACTTTAAATATGTGTCTGCAGCCTCGTTAGATAAGGAAGCTGTACTAGATCAAATTAAAGAAACGCATGATTACATAACTAATGACGAACCTTTTGAACGCTGCTTTACTGCTGAACCTGAAACGTACAGAGGTAAAAGTAGTGGTAATCTAAAACTAAGTAAGCAATGTAGTTTCTGCGATCATAAGAAAAAGTGTTGGCCTGAACTTCAGGTCTTACCTTCTAAAGTATATCAGGGTAAACAAACACCCCCTGATGTAGAATATACATACGTAGTCAATTAAGGAGTATACAATGGCTAAAGTTACACTAGACGATGTTGAATATGAAACTGAAAACTTTACGGAAGAACAAAATCAAATGTTAGCTGAAATAAAGTATAATGATAATATTCAGCAACAGTTAAACTATGAGTTATCTAGCCTTAAAGCTGTAGCTGGTATTTTAATTCAACGCTTAAAGAACTCTCTTATTGTAGAAGAAGTAGATGACAAAAAGAAGACATAATTCTAGAAGGTATCGTAGCGGCTTAGAGAAAGAAGTCGCTGCGTACCTAAGACCTATACAAAGAAAAGTCAGGTATGAATCACTTAAGATAGAATGGGAAGATTTACGCTATCGTACTTACACACCTGACTTTATTTTAGACAATGGTATTATAATTGAAGTAAAAGGATTATTTGACTCTGAAGACAGGTATAAGCATGTAGAAGTTCGTAAACAGCATCCTGAGTTAGACATACGCTTTATTTTTAGCAACCTCAAAGCTAAACTATATAAAGGCTCTAAAACTAGATACTTTGAGTGGTGTGAAAAAAATGACTTTATGTGTGCTCACAGGGTTATACCTGAAGAGTGGTTAAAAGAAAAAGGTAGACCAACAAATAAAACTCGTATTGTTCTTAAGCATGAAAGGAGAAACACATGACATATTGCCTTAAGCCTGATGAAGTAGCCTTTCTAATTAAACCTACGTCTTTTGATGATGATGGTAATTGGACAGGTGAAATAGCTACAGGTATTGCAACCCACAAAGACAACACCTTAGAGAAAGAGGGTATGTCTTACTTGATAGACTTGATAACTTTAATGAGTGCTTTTATTGATGTAATACAGTACGATAATTATGTTTACGAAATAGTAGAGCAAAGAAGAAATGAATTAATAGACCTTGAAACATCTAATAACTCTTCTATGTATGAAACAGTAGAAGGAACTAATGGTAAGGTGTTGAAGCTTACAGCTTTTACTAAAACGGAAGGTAATGCATAATGAAGAAACCACCTAAACTAGATGATAACGATCCAGTTAATAAGCCTGTACATTACAATCAAGCTGGTATAGAATGCATTGATGCCATAGAAGCTATGACAGAAAACATGTCAGGTTCTATTGCGCCTCAAGCAGCTAACGTATTGAAGTATGTGTGGCGTTGTGAATACAAGAATGGATTAGAAGACATAGATAAAGCTATCTGGTACTTAAATAGAATGCGTAAAAGATGGGTAGAGACAATACAATGAAAAAAAGATTTAGTGTCACATTTGTTATGGAAGTAGAAGAAAAGAATAATATACTTTCTGCAGATGAAAACGGACATGCAGAAGATGTTCAAGATTTAGTATTGAGTACCTTTTATGATACAGACGATATTAGTATAGAAAACTTATTTGTAAAGGAGAGACAATGAAGCCAGATTATGATCCTTACTACGATGCTTTTAATGAGGACGGTACACCTAAGAATGAGTTGTCTGCTTATAGCCAGTGGGTAGAAGGTAAGATCTTAACTAAAGGACAAACAAGACAAATGGAAAACACTCTTGGCCTTGTAGGTGAGGCAGGTGAGATAGCAGAAAAACTAAAAAAAAGTTTTAGAGATGGGGCTGTACTAGATAAGAAAGGTATGTTAAAAGAATTAGGTGATGTACTCTTTTATGTAGCAGCCCTATCTAACTTTTATGGATCTAGCTTGCGTGTAGTAGCTGAAATGAATAGAGAGAAACTAGATAGCCGACAAGATCGTGGCGTTTTACAAGGATCAGGGGATAACAGATGAGTAATGCATTACCTACAGACTATCAAACGTTTATACATAAGTCACGCTATGCACGTTGGCTAGATAAAGAGAAGCGTCGTGAGACATGGGAAGAGACTGTATCACGTTATATGGATAACATTGTACGTCCTGTAGCTGGAAATGATACCTACATTAAAGACATAGAGCAAGCTATCTTAGGTCTTGAGGTAATGCCATCTATGCGAAGCTTAATGACTGCTGGTCCTGCTGCAGCACGAGATAACATTTCTATGTACAACTGTTCATACATAGCCGTAGATAGCATTGTAGCTTTTGATGAAGCTATGCACGTTCTCATGTGTGGAACAGGGGTAGGCTTCTCAGTAGAAAGACAGTACGTTCAGAAGCTACCAGACGTACCTGAGTTATTTGATAGTGAGACTAACATTGTAGTTAAAGACAGTAAGGAAGGATGGTCTAAGGCTCTACGTCAACTTATTGCTCTCTTGTACAGTGGAGAAATACCTACATGGGATGTTAGCAGGATACGTCCTGCAGGTGCTAGACTTAAGACATTTGGTGGTAGAGCTAGTGGTCCTGCTCCTCTAGTAGATCTATTTAACTTTGTAGTTAAAACATTTAAAGATTCACAAGGGCGTCGTTTGTCTAGCATAGAGTGTCACGACATAATGTGTAAGATAGGAGAAGTCGTAGTCGTGGGTGGTGTAAGACGCAGTGCTATGATTAGTTTGTCAAATCTATCTGATGATCGTATGCGTCACGCTAAGTCAGGTAACTGGTGGGAGAACGAACCACAACGTGCTCTAGCTAACAACTCAGTTGCATACGGTGAGAAACCTGACAGTTTGTCTTTCATGCGTGAGTGGATGGCTTTGGTTGAGTCAGGCTCAGGTGAGCGTGGTATCTTCAACCGTGAAGCAGCTAAGAAACAAGCATCTAAGAATGGTAGGCGTGATCCTGAGTATGACTTTGGTACAAACCCTTGCAGTGAGATAATCTTACGCAGTGGGCAAGTGTGTAACTTAACAGAGGTAGTAGTACGTGCAACAGATAATCTTCAAGACCTTGAAAAGAAAGTTCGTTTTGCTACGATCTTGGGTACAGTACAATCTACCTACACTAAGTTCCCCTATCTGCGAAAACTGTGGGTGCGAAATACAGAAGAAGAACGCCTGTTGGGTGTGTCACTCACAGGGATAATGGATAATCCTTTACTTACTAAAGCTAACGCTGGATTGGAGAAAACTCTTGAGCACTTACGTTCTATTGCTGTCACTACTAATGCTGAGTGGGCTGAACGGCTTGGCATCCCTACTTCTACTGCTATCAGTTGTGTCAAACCGTCTGGAACCGTATCACAACTGGTGTCATCTAGCAGTGGGATTCACTCTCGTCATTCCCCCTACTATATTCGTACTGTCAGGGGTGATGTTAAAGACCCTCTAACTCAGTTTATGAAAGAGCAAGGCATACCTAATGAGCCTTGTGTAATGAAGCCTGACACAACTGTAGTGTTTAGCTTTCCTCAGAAATCTCCAGAAGGTGCTGTATGTACAAAAGATACTACAGCTATCCAACAGCTAGAGATGTGGCTATCTTATCAGAGACATTGGTGTGAGCACAAACCTAGTGTAACCATCAACGTTAAATCTGATGAGTGGTTTGAAGTGGGTGCATTCGTGTATAAACACTTTGATGAAATGAGTGGTGTTTCTTTCTTGCCATTCAATGAGCATACCTATCAACAAGCACCTTATCAGGATTGTAGTGAAGAAGAATATAAAACACTACTATCAAGTATGCCTGATAAGATTGATTGGGATAGTCTTGCTGACTATGAGAAAGAAGATAATACAGCAGGTAGTCAGACACTAGCGTGTTCTGGTGATAGCTGTGAAATTGTAGACTTAACTTAAAGGAAATAATATGGTAGAAACATTAGTCGTAGTATCTTTAAAAATGTTTGTAGCTTTAGGTGTTGCATCAAACACTGTAGATTATATCACTACATTATTTATTCAAACTCCTGTAGTATAAACTTAATCACCTAAGCAAGTGTCTAAACTGCTTTTTAAGGAGTTACAATGCAATTAGAACTGTTTAAAGATAAATCAAACCTGCCTGAACTAAATAGTGATACCCAGATATGTAAGATATGCTCTAAAGAAAAACCTATAGACCGATTTCACAAACAAATAACAATGAAGTCAGGGTATGACAAGAGGTGCAAAGTTTGTTTTACGAAAGACTCTAAGCTAAGAAATGCTATGCGTATTACATATAAAAGTATTAAACCTAAAGTTTGTGACTGCTGTGGTGAGTCTTCTGAAAAGTCTTTAGTCGTAGATCACGATCATAACACATTAAAGTTTAGAGGGTGGCTGTGTGCAAGCTGTAACTTAGGTATAGGACACTTAGGAGATAATATAGAAGGTCTAGAGAAAGCTATAGCATTTTTAAGGAAACACTATGAAACTAGAACGTGAAGCTAAAGAGCACCTAGACAATAAACGTAAAGTATTTAATGAAGGACTACAGAATCACTTTACATGGGTAGAGGAATACTTAGATGCTAATCTTTGGGATACAACTGAGCTAGATGTAGTTAAGCAAAACCTTACTACTGCATTGTTGTGGGCTAAACGCTCTGCAGATACGCATGGTATAAAGTAAACAAACTAGTAGTTATTCTTTATCAACTTTACCTAGCATTTGTAAAACTTTAATCCTAGCTTCAAACATTTGTAATTCACTATAGTTAAAGTCTTTTACGTTAGCTGTTATACCTTCTTCTCTCATTGATTTTAGAGCAGATGCTCTCTGTGCTTTATTGCCTTTTCTTAACACATCATAACGTAAGCTCTGCAGCCAATCTTCACCTGTAGATCCTTGTTTTATAGCCTTACGCATTATAGCTCTTACATCTTTAAGGGTGTTGTTTACCTGTTCTCTCTTTGTACCTATATCTGCTTTTACAAAGTCAGGATTATTAATTAACGTGCCTAAACGTCTTTCAAGAGAAGGAGCCATAAACTCATTTAGTATTCTATCGTATGCTGGTACGTTAGACCTTGAGTCACCAGTGTAAGCTCTTTTGCCAACTAAAGAATAAATCTTTTCTGTAGATGTTCTTCCTTGTAATAGCTTTAAACCAAATATACGGGCTAAAGGATTAGGATCGTACAACTCACCTTCTCTAGAGGCTACCCTCAAACTCTCACCTGTAATGTTTTTAGTTTCCCCCATTAGGGTTTCTATTATATTATCAAAGTACTTTGTAGATGCTTGACTAAACTTACCAAAGCCACGAGCTTGACGAACATCTTTTGCTGTGTCAGTCCCTGTCATAAAACCTACCATCTTATTGATAGGATCTAATGGACGAAACGCACCAGCTACAATATTACCAAAGGGTTTACCTATAGCTTCAGATACATCTGAACCAAATTCATATAGTTTGTTAACTTTACCACCATTTTCTACTGCTTCTTTTCCAGGTTCAGTAAAAGCGTTGTATAAGTCACGAGCTATATTTACACGCTCACCTCCTGTATCTGGACCGCCTATAGGAAAAAGATAGTCTAACACGTTGCTTACGTCTGTACCAAACTGTATATCTCTTGACACTTGACCTATAGCTAATTGTTCACCTAAGTCCTTTGTCATCTGTGCAGTTATAGGCTTACCCATGATGTAATGATTAGCTACTTTACCTGCAGATAAAAGGTAAGACAATGGAAATACGTTTTGTACATCTACTATAGAACTACCGCTGCGTAATTGAAATGTATCTAATCCCTGCTCTTCTTGTGATTCTGCAAAATAAGCTGCATATATTAAAGCTGAAGTACCTACTAAAGCACGAGCATTAGCTTCTCTGTTCTGTATTTTAGTTGTAGACTTTCTCATTATGTCTGATGCAATACCTGTGTATGCAAGAGGTGACCACTGATATGAAGAGGCTACAACGTTATTCATAAATCTACCAAAGGGTAATATAAAACCTATACCAGGAGCCGACGATGCAGTTTCAACTACCTTAGCTAAAGCACGAGGTAGCTGAGCTTGTTCTTTACCTGTATAGTTCTTAGCGAATACAGACTTCATAGTTGTATCTAGAGCTAGTCCTACTACTTCTTCATCTATCAAATCTAGATCACCTTTAGCCATAACATCATCTAAAGTACGTCCATGTTTAATGTCTACATACTTATCTATTTCAGACATAAACATCTGAGATTTAGTTAAGCTATCTTGTATACGTACACCAGTAAGATCATTAGCTGCACCAACAACTTTTTCTACTGCAGGTAAGTCTATACCAAATCTACCCCCTGTGCGATCTACACCTGTACCTACAGTTTCAAACAAGACTTTCTTTGCTTTAGGTAAATTATCTAACAGCTTCATGTATGCTTCATATGTTGTTAGTGGGTCTGCAAAGTTACGCATCTTCTGACCATTTATACGAGCGTACACTTTAGCTTGTCTTAGTAAGTCTTTATTACCAGAAAGAGCACCCCAAGCTCCTACCATACCAGCATTCATCATATCTGCTGCAGCTTGACCTAAACCAAACGTACCAAAGCCAGCTAAGTTAAGTGCAGTCGTGGCAGGTGAAGATACAAGCAAACGCTTCCATACATTTTGTGCGTAGCCTAGAGGCTGAGATATAGCTTCCTCAACTTGTTTCTTTTCCGCATCAGTTACAGCATTAGCTAGTATTCTATTGCCACCAATAACAGTTTTATTTAGACGTTGAGCTATTAAGCCCATAGTACCTAGACCTGTAGCATAACCACTTATTGTTTTAGCTACTACATCTCCAAACTTAATAGGGCTTAATGCTAATGTACCTGCGTGAATACCTGACATAGACTCCTGCAGCAAATCTCTAATTTCAACAAAGTCTTCTTCTGGCATGTATCTAATTATATTAGTCATTATGTCAGAAACAGTTTTATTTTTTAATGCACCTTCTTTAAGTTTAACACCTGACTCAACAGCTATATCAGCAATACCCCCAAAACGAGATGCGTTGTTTCCTGGTACAGACTGTGGACCTAACATAATGTCTACAAAAACTGCATCAGGTAACAGTTCACCATTACTTATTGCGTCACCACTTTTTACTTTTTTAGCCCAGTTTGCATACGCTTTACGTATAACCTTTACAGCTTTCTTTTGATTTTTCTTTGTTGCCATAGGTAGAAAGTCAGTCAAAGGACCAGTGCGTTCTAATAGATCTAACTTATCAATACCCTTCTCAAACCCTGACGCCCCCTTAAACTGACGAAAGCCTAGCTGTGCAGCAGGAGCTAGTAACCCACCTGCTGCCGTAACCATAAGAGACTGCATACGGTTATACTGTTCTTGATAGTTAGCATCAAGAAATATATCCTGTATCTTATCATCTTGCACGTATGCTACTGCGCTATCTGTTAGGGCTGTAGCAATCAACGCATTGCGATTAGCTTTTTTAGAAGCTTTAGCAGTAACTAACTTAGCTGCAGCTTGCTCCTGTTCAGCTACATATTTTTTTGTAGCATTATTAAAGGCGTCTTTTTTAATCTTTCTAGCTTGTGGACCTTTAAGTTCCATCTTTTCTAACATCTTAGCAGTTGATGCAGCGGCATCTTCGCCTGCCTTTTGTGCGCCCTTTTTAGTTGACCCTCTTCTAGCTGCACGTTTGGCGGCATCCGCTGCAGCTTTCTTAACTGCAATCTTACCACCTTGGGCAATAGTTAGCGTACCAGCTTTAGCTGCCCCACCTGTAAGCAATCCTATATAATTAGATGGGTCAGAAGCTGCAGCTTTAACATAATCAAAGATACCTTCTGCTCTACCGTATAAACCATCATTAGACCAGAAGCTACCTAGTTGATCATACAACTTATACGCTTCGCCTGCAACTTGTTTTTCACGTTCACTAGCACGATTCATAAATACGACTTCACCTGCAGTAGAAAGCGTGTTTGTGTTAAACCATCTCATGTTCTCTACAAAGTCATCAATTACCTTTTCATCATCATAATCTTGATAGTCTACTCCATTTTTAGCTATCATATACTCACGTATAGTGTTTAACCTCTGTGGACTCATTAGATCTGCTTGTGTTAGATTAGTGTCTCCATTACTAGTTGGCTCAAACCTATCTCCTGATTTTTTTTGAGGTGGTAAATTTGTGTTAGCACCAAACCAGTTATCTACTTCATCATACTCAGGTTGACGTAAATCTACTGTATCTGTTTCACTGTTTACTTTATCTTCTTCTTTGTTATTGTTAAACCAGTTATCTATCTCTGCAAAGTTACTACCAGCCATTAGGTATCACCTCCAAAGTTTTTTCCTAGTAAATATTTTTTAGCAAAATCTAGGGCATTAAATGCACCTGAGTCTTCTGTACCTGAATCTAAATTTCTTAGCTCTTTAACAGCATTTAAAAGTCTTAAACGTGCAGACCTGTTACCTTTTCCTGAATCACTTATACTACTACTTAAAGAGTTTGCAAGTTTTCTAAGAGCAGCCGTTGAAGTTAAATCAACATCAGGCCCTAAAAACTCTTCTACTGTTTCTTGATAGAATGGATATTCTTTGACTATACTATCTATATCATCCATTAACTTTTCTGCTTTTAATGCATCAGCACCACCGTCAGCCTCACCTGCTAAACGTGCTTCTTCCTCTGCCTTTCGCTTAGCCTCTACCTCTGCTGCCAAACGTGCTTCTTCCTCTGCGTCATCGTCAGTGTCTACAGGACCAGTTAAATCCTCATCAAATGTATCACTATCCGTTGGTAACAGATTTAGGGATTCTAGATTAGCTAAAGTACGTATAATACCATCACGATCTGTCACAGTTACTGTAGGACTGTTATCATTTTCAGGAAGAATTATCTTACTAACATTACCATTTATATCAGTGATAACTTCAACACCATTTGCAAGAGTAACTTTATTAGACGTTAAGTCATTTATACTATCCTCTAGTCCGTCAGTTTCTCCAAAC